ACTCTGATTAGCTGCTATATTGCTATCCCCCACAGCTACAACATGTGCTATAGAGGATGGAATATCCTGATATGGGGAAGGAGGAGATATTTCAGGAGTAGAAGATACAAGCATAGTAGAATCTCCACTTACCCCATTTAATGTAATATCAGAAGGAGTAGAGTATTGTAAAAGATTCCTACGAGATGGCATTTGATGGGCATTCCCGTAATATGCTGATGGATCCTTTCCAAAGGAGATAGCTTGAACAACCCAATTTGAAGTATCCATTAAATCAGGTACAATTCCAAAAGTAGCTGATGGGGTAGTAAGCATATCCACAATAGTTTGACCAGCTAAATTGACAATGAGATTAGAATCTTCATAAAGAAGTTCTTCTCGCCCATCATCTACAATAGCTAATACCTCTACTTTTCCCCTCATGACTAACCTTCTTGTTTAATTTCCTGAAATATTTAAGTAGGACAACTCCCCATAATTAGCACCTCTTACTGTATCGTCATACATGGCTGTGTTAGTTCGGTAATTTAATCTACTACCTCCACTTGTTTCCATCACAGATGAAGTACCTGTATAATTTCTACTTGCTACCCCCGTACTTAAACTTTTAAAATAACGGAAAACTGCTTTAAGATCTTGTACATCTAGTTGAACATTTCCATATTTAGTTTTAATTACAGCTTTATTATAGTTTGTAATATCCTTTATAGTTATATCTTCAAAAACTACAAACTTTGTTGGATGTCCTTTAATTACAAATAATTCTAATACATATTTTTGATCTAGTCGATGAATTTTTCCAAAATCTGCTAGATACTGATTATTGATGTCTCGGGTAACCCCAAGATTCGCAGATTTAATAGTTTCATTATTTTTTGTAGAAAACTTAAATACTATTTCTTCTTGACTCACTTCTCCTACATTGGCAACAGCTTGAGGATTAGCTCCCAGTAAAACTGTTTCTGTAAGAGGTTCCCAACAACGATAATCATATATATCCTGATATTGTGGCTTATATAGTCCCTCCCCTGCACCAAGCATAGTATCTAATTGTCCTCTCTTAAACGGAATCCTTTGAATAAATCTATTACTTTCATTAATTCCGTTAGATCCTGATAAATTAAGAAGCTGTTGTTGCTTCCAGTTTCCTGCATCTTTTCCAGAGTATCCTTTATCTGCTTTATAAGTCCATACCTTATTATCTTCTGGTTCTGTATGGATCCACAATCCTAAAGTTAATCCACCGATATCTGTAGAGCTAATATCTAAATTATGAGCTTTCACCCTTACTTCATACTCATGATCTGGTTCTAAAAAGTTTCTAGCCACATTAGTGGTATCTGAATTATCAATTTTAATTCGTATTCTAGGGAATAGATCTGAACTTTCAGAACGATGATACTTAATAATTTGATTATTAATTAAATATTTATTATAAGAATATTTGGTTTGATCATCTCTAGACAAATCAAAAATACTAAAAATTGGATGGGCTGAAAAAGTATAAGGAACTGAGGTATCTACCAATTCAATAGAACTTACTAAATTATTATTTCTAAACTCAGGTCTGGCTAAGAAAACATCTGACGCATCTGAAGCTGCGTAAGTTCCAAGTTCATAAACGGAAGCACTTGCTCCTGAAGGACTAAGAATTCCACTTCCTCCATAATAAGCAATATCTACTTCTCCTATAAGAGAACTAGCTGCTACATAGCCACTAGCTTCTAAAGCACTTCCATCTACATTAAAATCATAATTATAAATTAACGGACCAAAGGTATGGCTAAAAATATTAGGTACCCCTAATAGATTATAATTATTAACAGTTCCATGACCGTTATAAGTAGCTGAATTAGCATAGTCATTATAAAGTTTATTTACTTTTTGTCCAAAAGTAAAATGTTCATAGTAATTTAAGGATTTATCTGCACTTTCTTTATTAATGAGATAATTACCTATAGATTGAGAAATATCTATCCCCCCATATTCAGCATGTGCAGCATACCAAGAACTAAAATTAACGGGAGAAATAAGATTGCTTCCCGTAGGCCACAAACGATTAATATAACCATCTTCATCTAAATAGCCTGATACCATAGAACTAGCTTGTAAATACTTTTCTTGATCATGTACCTTAGTCATTGTATAAATAATTTCAGGTAACTGACCTCGCCTCCCATAAGTATTACAAGCAGAACTAGCCACACTCTGTTTAGCTCTAGACGCAAAAGTATTACTAACATCACACCCAAAAATAGAACTAGGAGAGCTTAAATTTTGACAAATATCCCACACAGGATGAAAATTAGGATAATCTATTAATTGTCCAATACCCTCTCCCCAATCGTTATTTCTTAAAGCTACTTCTTTAAAGTCTAAGGAAGAATACATGTACCCTAAAGGTAAATAGCCTATTGAAGAAGAATAATAAGAAGTTGAAAGTTCTAAACTACCAGGATTATTTCTTCCTAGACGAGTAAACATCTTTGTTTCAGGAAGAAGATTATGAAAATTACGTCTTCGTAAAGTGTTACGTGCAGATTGTGTAAAAGTAGTGCCTGATAAAAGAGAAACATTTAAACTGTCTACATTTCCTCTCTTAAAACGGTTAGGAGTAAGCCCCGCAGCAATAGCTAATGTCGCCATATCTACACAAGAAGTTCCATAATTAGTAGTAACATTTGCAGACCCTTCATACAAATCATAGAAATTTGGTCTAACCTCCTTACAAGCAAGATCAGAGATAGCAGTCATAGCATCTGTAACATCTGATACAGTTAATAAAACATTAGCAATAGCATGAGCAGGAACTACTTGATCTAGTGCTCTCCAAACCTTCTGAACCCCATACCTAGAAGTAGCGATTCGTGCTTGGGAAGTCCAATCAAAACTACTAGCATCAAAAGTCATCATAAAATGAGAAGACTTTCCATTCCACAAGCTTAGTAAACTAACTGGATCAATGAGTCTTTGTTTAGTTACATCTCTAATAATATCATCATAATTTGTAGGATATTTTCTTTCTTTTGTAAATATCAAAAAGTTATTAATAACCTTAGTAACATCCATCTTAGTATTGAGTTCTTGCGTAATAAACCGCTGGACATCATTAGCAAACTTCTTATCTACTCCATAACAAGTTAAATAATATCCTATACGCTCAATCATAGAAGTTGTAACACGAGTCTGGGTATAGTATTGTCTCTTTTCGTATGGAGGAACTAAATAAGGTCTATCTCTATAGTAGAATACAAAATTAGGATCATATACAAGTGTTAAATCTTCTGAATTTTCTGTATACCTATCTCCTGTCATATAATGTGGGCCAGTTTTAGCATCACTACTTACATTATAAGGACCAAGCCATGGAACATTACCAGAAGTTACAAGCTCTACTTTAGGAAAAGGCTTGCCTCCCAATATAAACTGATCAGGAAATTCTCTTACTAAATCAAACAGAATTTTATCTACCACTAATTTAATATTAGTTGGCATATCCAAAGGATCATAACTCGTTATCCCAAATTGTTCCGCAAGTTCTGGGGTATAAGTTTCGAAATCTGTAAATGCAGAAGAACTTGTAGCCAAAGCATAATACATTAAATCTGGAACATATGATTCCCATAATTCACTAAGTTGACTGCTCGTAGTTACAGTAAAAACTCCGGTAGAGAATAAAGTATCTAACAGATATTGAATGGACCTTCGAGTTCCTTTCATTTTATAAATACTTACAGCATTTCTAAGTTGTACTCTCCATTTATCAACATCATCTCCAAGAAATCTCCATCCAATAAGCTCCCCAAGTAGTTCTAAAAACTCATCAGGACATTTACCAATATCGTATAAGACTCCAATCTCACCCTGTTCAGTTAACCTGTCAGCAATACTAAACGACATAGCTTCTAAGAATCTAGAAAGAGGTCCAGCCTCTTCAGTATCCGTAATAAGGGTACCTTCTTGATCTATACTACACGTAGCAAAGTAAGTAGAAAAAGTATCATCTACTTTATTATCAGGACTGTCTAAAAAGTGAGGAGAATATATTACTTGATTTAAAGTTTTAAGTCTATCTAATAACTGTGTTCCACTAGTCCAAGTGTTTGCACTAATACTCAGAGAAGAAACGTAATTAACAGGAATAATGGTCTCCGTTACATTAAAGTCTCCTTCATTACGCCACAAGTGTTCTTGATAAATATTAATACTATCTTCTAAAGCAATAGATTTTCCCTTCCATAAAGTTTCAGTCATCAAAGTAGCCAATCCTGTAGAGGGATCAAATCCCCCAGGAGAACCAGTTCTATTGAGAAAATATACCCAACCTAAATTATTAGCTAAATATTTATAAGTACCCGAAGAATCATTTGCATAAGCACTTGCTGTTAAAGTAGCTAAATCATCCGTCGCATGATGTCCTGTATGAATACTAGGGATAGAAGGAAGAAATGTTCCACTAATATAATTTATAAACTCTCCGCTCGTAGAAAAGTTAGAAAAAGACTTCCCTAATGGAAAAAGAATATTGCGTTGAAAATCATCAGTAGTAATTTGAGCAGGAGACTGTTGTTTTATAAAATATTTACAAAAACCTGAAGGAGTATTAATAGAAGAAAGATAAGTATCATCTACCAAACTGGAAACAGGGAAAATAGTAGACTGCTTCTTATTGGCTAGTACATGCGAATTAATTAATTGATTAGGATAAGAAATCTGTGTTCCACTAAGCTGCTGTTCATCATAAAAATAGAACGAGGGTATGATTTTTTTAATAGCATCTAAATAATTTCTTTTAAAATAAGTTTGTGATTCCGTTACACTTTGTAAGTTATCCTTAGCTGATACAACAGCAACTGTCTCAACTTTAACTTTGTTAAGATCATCAAACTTAGATGCTTTTACATACCTTCGTGACATTAGATTAGAACAGTATTAATGGTAAAGTTATTTAATTGAATAATCTCATTAAAATCTACAGTTGTAACTTCAGGGAAATTATCTACGGTGGCAAAGCGTACATTAGGCAATCTAAAAATTTCTCTAGTAAGTTCAGATGACACAAAAGACTTTCCAAAAACAGAATTATCAATATCAAAGAAAGCTACAATAATAGCAGCAACTTCTCGTTCAATTTGACTCTCCATCTGTTCTAACTCTTTATCAATACGAATAGTTATTACTAGATCTAATGTTCTAATTAAACCGTCTACCACCACTACCTCATCTGTAAGCATCTTCTTAGGTTCAATCTCTGCTAACAAATCTTGCTTAAAAGTGGAGGAAGCTTTTTTTAATTGAAGATTATTTGCTTTTTCTAAACAGTATAAATCAATTACATTTCCTGAGGAGAAAGCATCTCTCACAGCAGCAGTAGTTTTTCCTATAGTTCCTTGTTTACTTCTAAATGTATTTCCTATGGCAATGAAATCTTCTAAAGTTACTACCCTATCTTGTCTTTTAAAAGTATAAGGAGCATACCTCTTAGCATGTTCGGATGTCTCTGCCTCTGAACCTCCAGTAGCCTGAGAAATATTTTCTGTAACATAAGGAATTTCAACTGATGTATCG